TTCCCAACGGTTAATCATTGGATATAATTCTAAATCACTAGTATCAATCCATAAATCACCATATTGCAACGGACTTAATGCCGCATTGGTCTGTGTTGTTGGTGCCGTAGCACTAAAGATTGGGCCTGTGGCATTAGTCATACTTAAATCATAGCCACGAACATCATTAGTTACATTTTGATAACCCATCCATTCACCATTATTTTGAATCATAATGTCGGCTGTGGTAGCATCACTATAATACCAATAAGTTCCAGATACTGGATCGATTTCAGGAGGAGTAGCCTGCGGAATATAGTTAAATGCCGGAGCAGATACCCAATTAGAAAGAATTAAACCAGGTCCTGTCATATTTTGGTATCTAACACCAGCAACATCGGTATTAAATCCAGCGTCAGTAACCGGGATTCCTACTTGATCAGTTAAGAAGATATCACCTCCGGTAGCATGTGTAAACACAATAGCACCGGCACTGTTAATAGTAGCACTAACATTTGGAACATCTGCTGCACTAACGGCATTTATAAAATCTGCTGCAGTAGTACCACCTAAGCTAACTGTGGCCCCAATGGTAGAACTAGTTTCAGGTTCCGTGGCATATACCGAGAATGAGTTTGCAATTCCGCCTGTAATTATTCCACTAGATACATAAGCAGCTGTAGTGGTACTAGCAAATGATACACTACCACTAGTAGATGCTGTTACTGTATATGTTCCATTATAACCGGTTGGATCTATGCCAGTTACAACAATTGTTGCACCAACAGGATAGCGCCAAGTGTTGGCTGAAAAAGTTAAAGTAGCTGTTGATCCAGTACCGCTTGCTCCAGTTACAGAAACAGAAACAGAAGGGAAAGTTGGATTAGTGATTGATCCAGTAATTACCGTCGGACCAGTTGCATATCTTTCAAGCAGCAAGAATCCAGAAACACTGGGTGCTGCCAGTTGATCAGACGTTGAATGGTACGGATCTATTTGTGCATAGGTGCTACCGGCCGGAATACTTTGTCCACCGTTTACTGGATCTAATCCATAGATAGCGGACGAATCATTTACATAAACTGGGCACGGTTGTGTTACAAATGTACCCAGTGTACTATTATATTGTTTAACTATCAAAGTACAACCTAAGTTAACGCTATTAGTCTGTTGGAATACTGATCCAGTAGGTGCTGGATTAGGATCTGTAGAGCGCCATCTTGGAGCTTGATAGTTGGCACCGTGATCATACTCAGGCGCTTGATAGTCACCCGGGGTAATACCCAATGTAGTCAATGGAGTTCCTACACCATCCTCAATATAGATAGTTCCAGGATCTCCAATTGTTCCGCCGCTAACATACGCACCTGTGTATGTGCTATTAAACGATACACTTGAATTGCTGCAGGCAGTAACAATCTGATATCCGTTGTATCCTGCGCCAGTACTGGTAAGTCCGGTTACAAGGATCGAGTCATTAAGGTCGTACGGTGCTGTTTCTTGTGTGGCAAATGTTAAAGTTGCAACGGTTGCATTACCTGTGGCACCGGTTACTGATAAAGTACCGCCTAGGGCAGTTGAATCAGCATATAGATTTAAAGATCCACCAATATTGGCTGCATAAACACCAAAGTTATTCATGTTGTCATTAATATCTGACACTAATTGTTGAACTGTGTTTGTGGCCCCAATTGTTGTTGTTACACCATTAATTACAATTGTATTGCCAACGGGTAAACTAGAAGGTGCAGTAGTACCCTGGATTGTTGCCCACGAAGTTTTCCACTCGTCACTACCAACTAATACCCAGGTATTATAAAGTTCGTCTGCACTATAACTATCTTGTAACCAATGTGGTGCTTGAGCTGTAGTTGGGCCACCGCGCTTGTAGTAAAGTGGGTTTGTAAGATTAGATTCACCAGCTGACAGAGGATTTGCCGAGACTACAGCATAATTACCAATACTTCCGTAACTTTGCAGTGGTACTGTTGATTCTGTTTCTAAGTAAGTAAAATCTGTAATAACTGACGGTGTTTGATTAGTAAAGGCCGCAGTTGTTTGATTCCATTGGTTAATACCCCATTTGGAATTTGTAGTGTCTAACCAATAGGTACCGTTGGCAGGTGCGCCAACAGGACGATTTAGTGTAGCAGTCAACGCTGATAAATCAATATCTACTCGTTGAATATATGCTTGATTTGTAACACCCAATGCTGAATAAGCAGCCAATAAGCCGTATTCATTAAGTTCGTATCCATTGATAGGAGTACCAGCTGTTGTATTGTAAAAGAACGGAACACCGTATGTTGACAACAACTCGCGTTGACTTGACATCAAATATAGTTGATTAGCATTAACAGCCAGTGTACCTGGAGCAATTCCAGTACCTGCACCAGAAATTTTATTCTGTGCTGTAGCTATTAAAAAATATGGTATTGAGCCGGAAGCGGCTGGTGTGTAATTACTTTGGTCGATTACACTAACTTGTACACCTGGGGATAGTAAGGCCATATCAAATTCCTTTTTATTAATATAGATATTTATCGGTTGCGGCAAAAAGAGTGTCTTATCACGTCCCTACTTCGTAGGTTTACTGTCGAGAATATGGTAAATATTGGTATGAGACCTATATGTTTAGCCTGTAATCAACGATTTAGAGCTGTAGCCTATCACAAAGATGATAGAATTCAATATCGTAGGCTATGTGAGTATTGTATTAAGCGCAGAAAAAAACTCAAAACTCCTGATCCTAAATGGCAACTAAATGGATATAAGAAAAAACCCACATGTGATCGATGTGGGTTTAGAGCAAAGTATGCTGCCCAGTTACTAGTATATCATGTAGACGGTAACATGAATAATAGTGCTGTGCGTAATTTAAAAACTGTTTGTCAAAATTGTGTAGTGGAAGTCACTAAGTCTACTCTGCCGTGGAAGGCCGGAGATTTAGCACCAGATCTTTGATTTGTCGGTACAAGTTGTCTAATCCTTCTTGATTATTGTCTAATACAGCGTCAAACTCTGTACCAACCCACGCCCATTCGCTAGGGTGTATATTGTATTCTGCAAGACGATCTTTGCTTAGGCGCCATTCAACATTCTTCTTGTGTCCACGATTTACGTTAACAGCTAGATCATACCATGCAGGTTCAGGACCGCGGACCACACGAATTACAACCCCGCCAGCATTACGAACTGCCTGTATTTCGTTAGGAAAGCGTACATCTGTAATAACAATATCATTATGTGCTTTTGACAGTTTATTTTCAAGGCTGGCAATCCATGTGTCGTCGTGAAATGCTCGACGGGCAACTTCTGTACCCCAGAGTTGTAATACCAAGCGAGGAGTAAGATTGGGCATATTCAGGCGGTTAGCCCACCATGCGTCCACTTGTTCTCTCCATGCTCTAGATTCTGTAGTGCGGCCTTCTAGTAGTTCGCGATCCCATCCAAAAACAGCGGCTACTGCATCTTTAAGGGTGGCTGCAAAACTATCACGTTTAAATCCATAAATGTTTTGTAGGTAGTCGGCTACTGTATCTTTACCCGATCCTTGGAATCCACAGCAACCAATTATCATCTTAATTCCTTTACATTCAAATGCTTTAGTGTAGCTTGCAGCATGTCAATCTGACGACGGCAATCTTCTAAGGCATGGTGACTAGTAGGAGGTTTAGGCAGTTCTGGCCAGAGACTAAACACAGTGCGGCTGTCTCGGACTTTATAATATTGCCACGGAATAGGTTTACCGTAACTTTTGTAGGCATGCTCAAGAATTGTACAATCAAACGTTGGTCCTTGACACCACAATAAATTACTATGCCAAATTAGTTTGCCCAAACTATCCAAGGCTTGATCCAAATCTACCCGGCCTTCTTCCATAAATGCTTCGTCACGAGCAGCAGAAGGTTGAGTACTCCACCACGCTACTGTGCTTTCATCAATGCTGCGATTGGGTTGACTTTCAAGAGTAATTCGGGCATAATATTGTTGATTATAATATCCCGTTCCGAATGGATCAAACGCCTGAGCTGCAATAGTTAGAATAGTAGCTGTTGGTGCTACTCCGATAGTTTCGATGTCAATCATAAGATTCATATTATGATTATAACATACACTTTGAAAAAAATCAACTAATACGGTAAATAATAGTGTCGATCGCGATGTTGGAAGCATCCACCGACTCTAACAGTTTGAAAGGAACTATCAGCATGAATACTTATCCACTTAAATTTTACGTCTATGCATATTTGCGAAAAACAGATTTAACTCCATACTATATTGGTAAGGGTACCGGCAATAGAGCCTGGGCAAAAGATCACAATGTCAAAATTCCAACTGATGATTATCGCATTATTATCGTTGAATCTAAGTTGTCAAATATCGGAGCCCTTGCCATTGAACGACAACTAATAAGATGGTATGGCCGAAAAGACTTAGGAACTGGAATTTTACGCAACATGACCGACGGTGGTGATGGAGCCTATAATCGAATACCTTCTGAAAAAAGAAGATTAGCGTGTATTAAATCTAATAAGGAACGTGTTTGGCAAGAAACTTCTAAGGATAAATTAAGAAAAGCTAATGTAGGAAAAACATATTCTGCAGAAACTAATGCCAAAAAAGGTTCCACCAAAAATCGTCCATGGGTTCACAAAGGAACCAAGTCGATACGTGTTGATGTTGACAAAGTCGATACTTACTTGGCAGATGGTTGGAAAAACGGTAGACCAAAACAAGAATGCCCGCATTGCAAACAATTATTTGATCAAATGAACTACAAGAAATACCACGGAGATAAATGCAAGTTGGCTATCTAGCCGATTACCCAGGTCAAGGGCTGTGAGGCATCAACATAATTCTTCAAATCTTCAATACCCTGTTGCATAATAGCCAGGCCTTCGGCCTTCATTGCTGTACCGTTTAGGGTGCCGCCTCCCTGTGGACCGGCGATCTGCCCAAATTTTTCACGGGCTTCACCGATTATAAGTTTGCAGTTGCCCACCATATAATTACGGATCCATTGTGTGATCTGTGGATCGCTTAGTAGGTTGAATTCTGGTTTGTAATTGTATGTCCAAAGTAATACGCTTTCACCTGTACCTTTTGGATCACGCATTAGTTGTAGTTTTTTGGTGGTTGGGTTAAATGTATAAACCATGTAAGCACCAAACATACGACCGGCTAATTCTACATATTGGCTATAGAAATCGTAGGTGGCAAGGCCGCCCGCAACATTAAAATTCATTAGGTAAACATTCAAACTTGCTTGGCTAAATGGATCAAAGTTTGACGCAAACGGACCGGTGCTGTCACCAAATGTTCTACGGAAGATTTGACGAACTGATTGTACTTCCTGGGGCAATGTATAGATATTGACATTGGTTACCAGTTCCATAAAAGTGTAACTTTCTTCATAGGCGTTTTCTGCCCGCTGACGATAGGTACCAATTGTATTTCTGTAAGCGGCTTCGAAGTGCTCGGCATCTAACTCAAGATCAATGATCTGGGCACCAAGTTGAAGGCTTACATATTGAAATAAATCTTGTTTTAATGTTTCTAAGCTATTTTGTGATTCGATGCCCATTAGGAACTCCAGTTCCTATTATTTAGCAGTTTACCAAGCCCAAAGTATGATTAGGTTTTCATTGCCGCG